GAGCCGCGGCGCATACCGGATAGCGGCGCCCCGTTGCCCTTGCTGTTATCAAAATTGGCCACCATTGACCGGGCCTCGGAAATAATCTTGGATCCGGACGCTTTAATGTCCTTGGTTACTTGGCGACGATAACGCGGGTCGATTTTGTTCAGTTCGGCTAAGGCCTCTTGGATACCCTTAATTTGTAGTTGGGTTGCCGCGGTTGCCATTAGTTACCTACGTTGTCGTTGTCGTTCCTCACCAATAGTAACCATTGTTAGTAGGTCCCTAAGGTCAAACGTATCGGAATACCATTGCGGCGCCCAACCAACCGCCAACACCATTTCGGCTAGTTGGCGTCGGTAGGTTCCGCGTGGGTAGGGTTTTCGGGGTCCTTAGACACAACCTCGATATTGACCAACTTTTTTAGGTAATCGTCAAACGAACCGGGAACAACAATCTTTGTTGCTTTGGCGCTTTCCCAAGCCAAATACGCCAAATCTTCGACGCCAACGCCGGTGGCCATGTCGGACGCCTTGCGCTTAAAACGGCGTTCCCATTGGACAACGACAAATAGGTTTGTTGATACCTCGTAGGTTTCGTCGGTTGTTTCAACTTTGAGGGTTAACAGCATTGCGGCTTCCTTTCGTTGTCGGGCCGATTAGTGGCCGTGGTTATGCGGTTGTGTCGGTGGTGTACACGCCACCGACAAACGTAATGTCGGCGGTTGCCAGTTCGCCAAGGGTCATGTTGACCACCGGCAATTCGGCAAGGAATGTTCCGGTAAGCGTAAAGCCCGGGTTGGTTGCGCTGTCCGCGCCGGCGGCCGGCTTAACGATGACGGTCGTGGTCGTGCCAACGAGGTCCTTAAGCGTCGCGTACGTTTCATTGCTTGCGTACGACATATAGAGCGTCAAGGTAAGTTCGTGGTTGCCGAGGCCCGACGTATAAGAACGGGAACCAGTACCAAACGCCGTGTTTTCCAACTGGTCGTAACGCTGCGTAAAAACTGCCGCAGTCGTCTGATCCGTCAAATCGACGCTGTTGACGGTAACGACCGGGTTCGAGAGGGCAATACTGGTAGGCATGGGCTATTCCTTTTCGTTCGTTTCTGATTTAGTTTTAGCATTTTTTGCGGGCTTAGGTGCGGATACTTTAATAAATCCGGCTGCCAAAAGCGCCTCGACGTTGATACCGGGGCGAACCTTGTACGGGTCGCCCGGGGTTCCAATCCTTGCGGAAACAATTTCGTAAACCATGGCTACCCCGTTTGTGCTTGTCGTTCAACCGTTAAATCGTAGGCGGGCAGTTCGGAACCGCCAATTACGGCGATTGTTGGCCGTCCGTCTACTACACCAACATTAGCGGTTAGGACCTTATTGGCTAGGTTCATTAGTGACCGTTGCGCGTCAAGGTTGCCGGGGCCAAGCGTGATTATGCGTACCGGAAACGTCATTTTTACAATGTTGTAGTTCCATGCGACAAACGTTGGCGCCTCGACAAGTACGCATGGCGGTACAAGGTTGCGCGGGTCCGTTATACAAGTAAGGCCGGTTACGGCGTTGAGGGCGGCCGCTAAATCGTCTAGCGCTTCGTTAAATAGGTCCGTATAAGCGGGAACGGGCATTAGGCAACCTGCGGACGGTCGATACCTAAGAGTTGTTTAATCATGGGCGAGAGGCCAACGGATCCGCCGGCTACCATGCCGTCAAACGACGCGAAATCCGATACCGAGCCGCGTTGCCGGTAAAGAAATCCGCCGTAGGCGATTGTTCCGAGCGTGACCGCGCCGCTAGGGCTTGTACTGAGGCTGTCCACGTATCCGGCCTCGCGTCGCCTGTTGAAACAAAAAGCGTTCGAGGCGGCCGCGCATTGCGTCAAAAATGCGGCGTCCAATGCGGTAGCGGTTCCGATACCTAACCAATCTTCAATGTTGGTAGCGGTAATCCACGTACACGCGGTCGCTGCGTAGGTCAATGTTCCGGTTGCGGCTGCGCGTTCGACGTCGGATCCGGTACACGCCACCAACACTTGATTAGCGATAGGTATTAGCGGGTCATAAGTGAGGTCGCCTTGGTCATCTACACCGGTAAACAAATATTGCGGCAGCGCTCTCACGGTAAACGTGCCGTTAAAGGGCGCCCCGACGCCGGCGATAGTCACGCTATCACCGACGTTTAATGGGTCCGCGTTGGTCAACAGTTCAACTACTGCGTAGTTGTCGACCAATTGTTTATGGGTTATTTGTGCTGCCGCCATGGCGGGTAACCCGCCTTTCGGTTAAGCGTTAACCAACTTAACAAACTTGGTTGCGTCTGCCATAAAGGCTGCCGCGTAACCGCGCCACGAAATAGTGCGGCCCAAGATTGACGGAACATCAACGCTAATAGCGCCCTTTTGCTGTTCGTAGAATTCGAACCCGGCTGCCGGGCCGGCTGCGTGACCGATAACGCCCGAAAGGGTTCCGGTGGTGGTTCCGCCCGCCATGTTCTTGTCCACGACAAGCACAAGGCCCAACGGGTTTCCGTTCCACGACGTAGCCGAGGACGTGCCGAGCGCGTTTTGACCAATGAGGTTTGGTGCGCCGACGTATGGAAAAACCGGGGCGCCCGTGGTGGTTGTAAGCATTCCCAATTTCGCCCACGTTACCGGCGACACGAAATAATGCGTCGGCAGATAGTTGGAACCATTGGAAATCTGATATGCGGCGCCGTAAATGGCTTCGATAACAGCCTCGGGGTCGGTCAAATCGGTGACGGTTTCCGTCTGCGTGACGCCGCTAACCATGGTGTCGACGGCGTAATTGTCGGTGGCCTGACCATAGGCGATTGCCAACTGGTTAAGCACGATGTTAAGCGACGCCGGATCTGACCAATCCATGTCCTGTTCGGACATGGTGACGTACGTACCAAAAGTTTTCTTGGTGATATCAAAATTCGCAACGGTGACGGTGGACGGGTCAAGCGTGTTCAACTGTCCGGTTGGCTGTTCGGTCACGGTTGGACGAACAGTAATTTTTGGACGGCGGAACGTCGAATCTGCGCCCGGCATGGCGCGAACGCCAATAGCCGACACAAAAGGCCTAATCGGGTTAAGTCCGTCGTACGGGCTACCCACGATTTCTTCCGGCAAGATACCGGGCGTGTCGCCAGTAGTGATATCGGGCGCTGCTGCCTTAATGCGCTCGTTCATGATTGCCCAACGGGATCCACCGTCGACCATTGCCGCGATATATTCGGCGGGGCTTGGCAACTTGAAACTACGTGGCTGCGCGTACACCGGCGCAATCGCGGCGGCTTCAATAACGGCGGGGGTTTCTACTGGCTGTTCCATTTCGTGGTCCTTTTCCTGTTGGTCCTGTTTTTCATTATTACCTAAATCTTCGTCGGTTTGTGGGATAGTCGCGGCGACCTTTTCGACAACCGCGGATTTAAACGCACCGTAGGGAACTAACGACAGTTCTTCCCACACGGCGGCTTTAACGACCATGGTTCCGTCCTGTTCGTAGGCAAAATCGACTGGCACAACGCCAACCGAAACCGCGTCCAAAACGCCGTCCGAGGCTAAAACTAAGGCTTCGTTGCCCTCGATTGTTTCCGAAATTTTGGCTTCAAACATGACGGAATTACCGACAAGTTCTCGGGCCGTGACGACGCCAACGGGGCGGGCGCTGTCGTGGTAAAGATACATTTTTGGTTTCTTGCCCTCTAACGGTAAGGCGCCTGTCTCAAAACGGACCTTTTGGCCGTCGGAAACGGTCGCGGTTTCCCCATAGGTCAATGCGACGCCGGCCAACGTCCGGCGAGGCAGTTCACCGGGCGCGGCGGCGTCTAGCGTCAATTCTTGCGGCGTCAATCTCAACATAATTAAGCCCTACTTTCCTGCGTATTTTCTTCAACGTAAATTTCGTTTGTCTCGCCCATAAGCGTTTCCCCTAAATAACTTTCAACGTCAAACTTTACGTAAGTGCCGCGCGGTAGCACGTTGTCGCTCGACAATGTTTCCGCAATACAATCGGCGTACACCTTGGCACCAAACATATATAGATCCATGCGGGCCTGTTCGCTTGATTGGTATGAATATGCGCCGGTGGAAACGCCGACAAGATACGGCGGAATGTTTGCTAGGCGCGCCATTTCAAGCGCCTGATAGTTAGCGGCCTCAATAAGTAGCATTTTGTCCGGGGTCGCATTGTTGGGTACAACCTCGACAAATTCGTTTACCGCTGCCGTCGAATTAGACAAACGCGCGTTATCAAACGCCGCGGCCATGTCCGCCAATTCCTGTCCCGACATGGGTTCTCCGCCAACTTGACGCAACGTAACCGCCGGTTGTGTTGCTTGCGAATTACGCAAACGTGCGCGTTCTAGGCGAATAGCGGTTTCGATTGCTTGCGGGCTTGTATAAATCAAACCTTGAATTGGGCTAATGAACTGAATTACGTCTTCATGTCGGATAGGTAGCCCGTTAAACAAAATTTGTTTTGACGGCGCATAAAACACGGGGCCGGCCTGATCCAACGTAGTGACCATGGCGGACGGTAACCGTGTAAACGACGTGGGGAACCCGTCGCTAGTTCTTTCGGTGACGTATAAAAAACCGCGTTGCGTAAAAAAAATGTCGTCAAACAACCACGCTAGCAACGTCGAATTTGGGACCGATTTATCAAGGCGACGCAACCAAGAGCGCGGCGCTTCCGGCACCTGTTCCATTTCTTCGCCGTTCCACATTTCCTTGTACATGACCAACGGCATACAAGAAATAACCGACGCCAAAAGGTCCCTAGCCCTTGAAATCGCCGGGACCGCCATACAGCGTTGGCGCGCCGTACCGTCAACATACGAATAGAAATTATTTATTTGTGACGCGCCGGCGTTGCTACCCGCGGCGGCTTTCACAACGCGCGACGGTTCCGGGGTTCGTCCAAATAGTGCCATACGCCAAGTGTGCCACATAAAACGGCGTGTTGGTGGCACTAGCCGCCCCGCACTTATCCCCGACAGATAGGCCGACGGCTAGCGCCTGTTTTACCTTAGCGGGTTGCCGATACCACCACGGGTTTGCCGACAAGTTGTGGCCGGCTTGCTAATGCGGCTGCCCAAACCATACAGCGGGCCGCCTCGATTGGTCCCGGTGAACGTTGCGACGACAACGCTATGGAACCTTGATGTTTTACTAACACGGCGCGTTCGCAATGTTCGACTAGCAACAATTCGCCGTTGTGGCAGATCCGATTTTCTAAAACCATGGCTTTTACGGCCGCTGTCCACTTTAAAAGTTCCTTATACCCGACAATGGTTCGCCGGTGTTCGTGTTGCGGCGGATAATGGATTTCTAGGCCCGGCACAATCGCCACACGTAGCCCGGGATTGACGGCTATTTGGGTTTCCATTTTTAGCCATAGTTCCGCCATGCTTGACGCCGTGAACGCCACCGTTACGTGAGTTTTGCGGCCGTTTTGAACGGCGCGAACCGCGACATAACGGCTGTCGTCCAATGACGCTTCGATAGCCAATACGCCACCGGCCGGTGCCGGGTCGTCGGTTTTAAGGGCGGCAAACACGCCCGGCTCGAGCCATGACGTCGTGGACGCTTGCCATAGGTTCACCGACGCACGTAAAAACGCCGCCCGGTTAGGTGCTTGGGCTTCCGCCTCAATTACCCGCATTTCCAACGTATGCCCCAACGCCGGGTTCGCATAAACCCAAGCCGCCGGATCCATTGGGTCCAAATTGCTAGGCGGCGAATATTCCGCAAAATACAACGCGGTTTGTTGCCCGCTGTCGATAGCGCGTAATCCTTGGTCCCGCCAACGCAACATGGCGCGGCTTTCTTGTGTACCGGCCGTCGAGGTCATTAACAGCATGGGGTTTTTACGTGCGCGTTGCGACGGCAATAAACCCTCATCTATGGCGGCCTCGGAAATGTCCCAAACCTCGTCGGCGATAATCAAATCGCACGAATAGCCGTGGCCGGCTGACGGGGTAGCCGCTCGAATATGCCAAACGGATCCGTCGGGCATGGTCAGTTTTTGCCGGCCATAGGACCACGACACAACCGCCCCGAACCGGTCCGCCATAATCGGGGCAAGATAACTAAACAACGCCGTAGCCAAATCCAACTTGTGGGCCGTGGTAATCACCGTTTGCGGCTTACCGCGGGCCTTTCCTTGGGTCGCAAGAAACCACCCCAACAGCGCGGCGTTCAAAGTTGTTTTACCGTTCTGTCGAGCCACGGACACAAGCGCAACACGGTGTAACCAATCCCCGTTTGCGTCAAATGCGGTAATACCGCGCAACACGTGAATTTGCCACGGCATAAGTTCAACGCCCAACACTTGGATAGCGAAATCCGCTACGTCCCCGGACCAATCCCCAAAACCACTATGGGTAGTTGTTTCCAATCGAGGACGGTCCCGACCAGTTTTGGCCAGTTCCCGCCAATCCGCGCCAATTAAGGCCGGTTCCGTTTCGGATATACGAAATACATCGTGCGGGCTCT